ACCATATTTCTATGGCGGGGCCATCGGCTCCCGCGGACTTTTTTGAAAGGAATGTGATTTTATGGCCGAATATTCGACCGTACTGCTCCAGACCGTCCAGCCTAATCAGCCGGTGGTCTACAACGAGACCCCTGACCCCTGCAACAATGGGTGCATCAATCATCGTGAGGGTGCTGGCGTTATCCGCCTGAGCGGGCCTTGTGCCCGGAGCTGCCAGAGGACGGCGAAGTATCTGGTGTTGTTTGGCGCGAATATTGCTGTTCCCGCTGGCGGCACCGCTGGTGCGATTTCTCTTGCCGTCTCCATTGACGGCGAACCTCTCCCGGCCTCTGTTGGAACGGTGACCCCCGCCGCCGCTGGAGCCTTTTTCAACATTTTTATTCCCGCAAAGGTGTTTGCTGGCCGTGACGGGGCGGTGGTTTCTGTCCGTAACATTTCCGACCAGCCCATTGAGGTCATCAATGCCAATATTATCATCAGCCGTGAGGCCTGAAAGGAGAGAACGACATGAAAGCACTCTATGAACTGAAAGACAAGCTCCAAGACGAACTGGACGAGATTGCCCGCAAGCCTGAAATGTCTGCTGGTGATCTGGAGACCGTCCACAAGCTGACTGATACCATCAAGAACATCGATAAAATCTGCGCTCTGGAGGAGGACGGTGGCTACTCTGAGGCGGGCGACTGGGAGGGACGCGGCTCCTATAACCGTGGCTCCAGCTATGCTAACCGTGGTAAGCACTATGTCCGAGGACACTATAGCCGGGACGGTTATAGCAACCGTGGTGACTATAGCAGAGATGGAGGATATAGCCGTCATGATGCCAAGGAGCACATGATGGAAGAACTGGAGCTGCTTATGGATAAAGCTGGCAGTGAGCGTGAGCGTGAGGCGATCCGCCGTTGTATGAATCAGTTGGAACGTGATTGATAGGGGGGAGCATTGTGCTCACAAGAACCGCTCTTGACCGAGCTATGCCCGGACGTCAAAACGCAAAGGACTGGCTCACACTTAAAATTGTCGAGTGTACTGCCGTTCCTATGGATGATAGAATGGCGGAATGTCTCGCTGTTTACAACAGTGCATACAACGCCCTTTGCCAATGGGGAGAAGATAGCCCACAGCAGGAGGATAGTCAAGAGACTCAAGGCTTCACGCTCCCTATGGCAAAAGCCTGGACTGAAAAAATGGAAAATGAGGACGGAACTAGAGGCCCGCATTGGTCCATCGAGCAGGCGAAGCAGTTGATGTCACAGCGTTCTCTTACCTACGATCCAAATATATTTTGGGTTGCACTTAACATGATCTACTCTGATTATGTTAAAGTGGCCAAGAAATTCGGAGTCGGGGATAAGATCGACTTCTATGTAGATATGGCGAAAGCATTCCTGGACGACAAGGACGCTGGTCCCGATAAACTGGCGAGGTATTATAAGTACATCGTAAGATAGTGGTGGAAAAAGTGGTGGAACAAAAAATATACATATCAGATAATACTTAGAGTACCAATGGATTTGTAGTTTTTTAATCACTGATTCCGGTTTTGAATGTTGGGGGTTCGAGTCCCTTCGGGCGTGCCACTTAGAAAAGCTCCGAAAGCCTAGTATTTTCAAGGCTTTCGGGGTTTTTTCTTTCCTCATTCCGTTTCATCTTATAGTCCGTTTTTGGGCCATTTTGGACCTTTCGGTGGTGGAAAAGGTGGTGGAAATTTTTATCTTCCACCGCTGGCTTTGGTAAGTTCGTAGGTGCCATCTAATTTGGAAATTGCTGAATGAAGTGTCGCAGAATCTTTGTGTGTGTAAATATTTGCAGTAGTCTGGATGTCAGCATGGCCCATGAGTTCTTTCGCATTATTGAGTGGGACCATTTTCTTCTGTAGGTCAGTACAGAACGTATGCCTTAGACAATATGGTGTAAGGTCTTTAGCCACTACAGATTTTATGATACGATTACGGTATAGCTCCGCACCCATGTATATATCAAGCTCTCTCAAGAAACTTGTCCACATACGCCTCATACTGTTTTCATTTTGTCGATTTCCGGCTTGGGTAGGAAACACAGGATCAAAAGGCTTCCCTTTTGCATTTAATAATTTTGGACGAAGTAATGCGTGGATCGGAATATCACGCACGCCCGCTTCGGTTTTTGGTGCCTTAATAGCGGTTGATCCACTTTCTTTTGCCGCATGTACATGTATTTCATTGTTGGTAAAGTCAACATCAGACCAAGTAAGAGCGGCTGTTTCTCCCGGCCTCATGCCTGTGTATAACAGAGTGAGTATCCAAAGGCCAGAACGATGGTATTCTGCTACAGCCAAGATTGCAGTTCTTTCTTCCTCGGTAATGGATCGGCGCCTTCCCTCTTTGACGTGTGGCAGCGCTAACAGTTCCGCTGGATCATATGGAATGAGCCTGGACTGTCTAGCTCTTTTGAACATTTCCTGGAGAACCATGCGAATTTTTTTGACATGAGAAGCGGACTTTCCGGCCTGTCCATTTAATATACGTTGAAGGTGTACGTCCTTAACTTCTCTTAGCTTCATATATCCGATGGCTGGCTTTATATAACCATTAAATTTTTCATCATACATGCTAAGGCTCTTCGAGGTAAGACCTTTTGGGTCCTTGTAGGTCCTTTTCCATTCTATGTACCACGCACTTACAGTCATAGATCCGCCTACGACTTCTTCACCCCGCTTGGCGGCGGCGATTTTCTCGGCCAGCTTTGTCATGGCCTCTAATTCAGTTTTCCCGGTAGCCTCATACTTCTTTCCGTTGTACCTGGCTGTTTTTCGGATATAATCTTTAGGCATTGACTTTTTCCCTCCGTTCTAATAAAATGGAGGGGCAGAGTGCCGATCAAAGCTTCTGCCCCTTGTCCCTGTCCAGTGTTGCAAGCGCTGGGCGGGGATTTTTTTATTCATCGACGGGGAGTTTTAACTGATTGTGCATATAGTTCAGTTCTCTTGCTCCCTTGCTCTCTGAAAGCGTTTTCAACTGATATACCACTGTGGCGCGCAATTTCTTCATGCGCTCTGGTTGTGGAACACCTTGATTGACCAAGTACGCATTTAGATTTTCTAAGTTGGTTAATACAAGAAGTTGTTCAATGGTAGCATAATCACGGATGTTTCCTTTAACTCCCGGATTCTCTGCGCGCCACTGTTTTGCAGTCTTTCCAAATAGTACGACATTCAGCAAATCGGCTTCATCTGCATATACATACCCTTGCTGTTGTTTGGACAACTCCGGAGGTATCAGATTCTCCTTGATAGCGTCTGTGTGAATCTTATAGTTTGCACTGACCAGTATCCGCTTTACGTTCCAATCCAGAGCCAGCCGGTGGCCTTCATCCTCTTTAAGCCGCTGATAATCTTTGATGATGTATAGCTTGAACTCTGGGGATAGCCATGATGCAAATTCAAAAGCAATATCCTTGTGGGCAAAAGTCCCGCCTCCATAGCGGCCAGACTTTGATGTTATTCCTATTGCGTTTGTTTCTTTAATCCATCTGCGCGGAGAGAGGGTAAAAGCATTTTCTCCAGACTCTGCTTTAAACCTATCGAAAACGATAGGGTTAAAATTTGGGTTATTCAGTTCTTCCCATAACCCTAAAAATTGAATTGTGCTTGTTGTCCTAAGCCAGTTACAGACAACGATATAAGGTTCGCTTGGATTTTTGTGTTTCGCCATATCAGTCAGCGAGATATAGTCATCCTCGCTCCCAACAGTTGTTACCACGGAAATATCCACACCGTCAGCGTGGATCATGCTTTCTACTTTTTTTGCAGACATAGTCAGCCTCATATCTCCCTTTCCCCGCTCCAGTGCGCCAACACTAGGGCGGAGATTTTTTATTGTGCCTTTTTCAGTTCTGCAATCTCTTGATTTATGCTCCGAATAGCGAGCTTCAAAACGGAAACCTCACTGCGTAGCTCTTCTAATTCACTCTTCGGCGCTAATTTATCCAGCATGATTTTTTGATTTTCCGCCAGCAGATTGAATTTCGGAGTGACTTCTGTATCCAGAAGAATTTTCATGCGCTGGGTGCTTTCGTCCAAGATTTCCTGTTTCTGCTGGGCCAGCCTTTGGTCCATCAGTTCCGCCATCCGTTTTTCGGATTCACCAATTCTAGAATCCATCAACTGTGCGATAGCTTGTAGATCTTTTTCTTCTAACATAATAGTGTATCTCCTTTTTATTGCGATTCAAAAAAGCGGTTGGGTCACAAAGCAAAAGGCAGACAACCGAAGTTGCCTGCCTAATGTTTGAACAGAAATAGGTGGGGTGACGATTCCCACATCTCCTAACCCTTTCGGGGGCGACGGCTGCCCGTTCCGTCCTCTATTTCTGCTCAGTACATCATTATGTACCTTACAACTTCATTATACACATTTATGTAATTATTTCAAGTCTTTTTTAGTGTTCCTTTTTCAATAAAATTTTTCACCCTGTTCTTGTTAAGAGTATAAAGTGTTCTGGCAAAATAGCGTTCAGAATGGGAAAGACGAACAGCCACTTTCACATATTCTCCATCAACAAAAAACTCTTTCACATATTCGATAGAGCCGTCTGCCGGATTGCGCCCAACATAATCTGGTTCTGCCAAAATATAAGATAGATGTTTACCGTACTTAGCGAAATCATCTGGGTGGGAAGTTTTCATATGATCGAGATTACTCGGCGCAAAGTATATTTTCCGATCTTCCGACGGGACAATCTCCAGGAGGGATACAATGTGGTCTGTGACTTCTCCAACAATTTCTATTGTAACCCCTCCTCTCTATCTTTTTCGCCCAAGGCGGTTGGTTACAAGGTATGCCTTATTACACTCGTAAAAGCAATAGCCTTACCAAGAATGGTAATATCATTTAGATCCTCACCCTCATACTCTATATCAGGGAAAAGAGGATTGCAGGCCCTTAAAATAATCCGCTGTCCATTATAATAGACCTTTTTCAGAGTAGCTTCATCACCAATTCTAACAGCGGCAATCTCACCATTTTCTACTTCTTTCTGTTCACGGATATATACAATGTCGCCGTCATAAATACGGGCATTTATCATGCTGTCACCTTTACAACGGAGGGTAAAATCACATGGGATATCCTCCGGTACTGTGTCAAACTCTTCAGCTTCTTCCACAGCAAGAATAGGTTTTCCACAAGCGATTGTACCAAGACGAGGCTTCTTTACAAATTTCGGCATTGGGAGAATATTGGAGGGAAGCGGGCGGCTGGATTCCGGGTTGTCTTCCCAGCCCATAAGAGTGGCGGGGGAAATATCCAATACATTTGCAATCTTTTCTAATTTATCTAAAGGTATATTGGTGACCAGACCAGTTTCGTATTTAAAGATAGACTGTTTGGTGGTTCCACAAGCGGCTCCAAGTTCTTCTTGGGTCATTTTTTTTGCTTCTCTGGCAGTTTTTATTCTGCTTCCGATACTCATATACCCTTCACCTCCTTTTGTAACTTAACAATATCACGAAGACAAGAAAAAATCAAGTAAAAAATTACTTGACAAGTTACTTTTTGTGGTGTATCATGGAAGTAACTTAAAAAGTTACGGAGGTGATAATATTGGTTGCAGTTGATAAACTTCGAGGCATTATTGCCGAACGGGGTATGTCCCAAAGTCAAGTGGCAAAACAGCTTGGAATGACTGAAAAAACCTTTTACTCTAAGATGAAAAAGGGGATTTTTGGGACTGATGAAGTCGAAAAAATGATTTCACTCCTGTCTATTTCCAATCCTATCGAAATTTTTTTAACGCAGAAGTAACTTAAAAAGTTACGGTGTGGTATATTCCACATATACCACACAAATCTCCGTTTGCCGTTGACAAACGGAAGGAGGAAGTGAGAAGAATGAATGATTTTGTTGAAAGAGCCAATGAAGCGATCTCAAATATGGCGGCGCAACCGCACAAGCGCGGGGATCTGGTGAGCATATATATCCCGGTTCCACATGGATTGGAAATCGGAAGCAGCTACGAGGAAATTGACTTGGATAATGTTCGAGTTATTCCAGTAAGCGATGGAGTAGCCACAGGTGCAGATGGGAAATTACTTTTTGATGCAAGCAAGATTGGCGCTGATTTGTACCTTGTGGAAGGGAATATGAAAAGGTAAAACCGCCCTGCGCGGCAACGCAGAACGGCTTTACAAAGTCACTGGCTCCCTAGTTTTTGACTCCAATCGGAACCACGTTCCATCATGTAAAATGGCTTTCCGTTTTCGGGGAAGTAACCAACGGACACTACCACATATCCTTCTTCCTCCAAACGGACACGCTCCTCATCTAAGGTGCATGTAACTTTTTCGACCAAGTGTTTCACCTCCCTTCTATTGCCATTCTACCACAGGGCAGAACGGAGGTAAAACGAAAGTTTCCTTCCGACTACGAATTGATGGCGAATAAGAGAGGAGGTGGTTTTATGCGGGAAAGAAATCCCAGACGCTGGCACGATATTCTTCCCGATGTGTCGCTTGCTGTTTCTGCGGTAAGTCTTCTGCTTGCGATTCTCGCTTTTGCTGTCCGTTTGAAAACAGGCTAACAAGAACAGCATCACCATAGACGAGCTTCTTAGAGAAGATGGCAGCAAAGAACCTGTCCAATAAAACGGGACGGTGAATAGGGGAGGGGGGTGAGAGGGATGGAAGCCATTTTGCGAGGAGAGGCAAAAGAAATCGCTGACCTCATATTTGCACTACAAGGCCAGCAAAGTACATGTTTGCAGATGGATACTAAAGCTGTTGCTCAATCCATAACTAAGAAGGAGGAAACGCAATGACCCCCAAACAGAAAGCGAAAATACTCAGGGAGATATACGGCGGTCTAATGACCCTGGAAGATGTCCGGCGAGAGCTTGGCTGTACCAAGAGATGGGCCAAGCAGTGGCTGGAAAACCACCAGATATTCGGCATCAGAATGAGCGAAAAGAGGGTGAAATACGATGCTGACATGGTGGCATCCGCTATTGTGCGTGACATGGGTGTGAGCGCATGAGAGCACAAAATAATTGCCCCCACCCGTGATAGCGCACGGATGAGGGCGGAAGAACAGGACAAGTCCTTGCACCTTGTATTTTAACATGGTGCGGGACGGAATACAAGGAGGAACAGCATGAAAATGATTACAAATGGCTACCAGTTTAAGGACTACCAGCGGGCCTTAGAAGGCGCTGGGCCAAAACTGAAGGAGCTGATCCTGGAGCGAGCGGCCCATGACCACAGCATTGATTTCATAGAGCTGCGGGAATTGGTGGACCGGGCGTATCCAGAGCAAGTATAAAAAACGCCCCGCCAGGTGGTGACACACCTGACGAGGCTGGCAAACCTAACTGACCAGACCAATTAGGCTTGATGGATATATCATACTAGAACAAACGTTCTCTGTCAAGCCGGAAAGGAAAATTTTATGAAAAAAACGCTTGAAGAGAACGACAGCATTAAGGACCTTGGGACGCAGAGCCGGAATTCCAGGAAGCATATGAACAATCTAGAACGGGATCATTATGGAGTTGATGTGCCGGAGCTGCTTAAAACGGTTCGGAATTTAGCCGAAGTCATGGCGAGAATCCTGGATCGGGAGGACAGAAATGAAAACTCCAAATGAGACGGTCCGCCGCATCACCCAGCGGGCTATGGAGCGGCACCGACTCTCGCAAAGGGGCCTTGCCCATGAGATCGGATGCGGCGATGGCTCTATTGCAAAGCTCCTGGACGAGCAGGAGGTACGCCTTACTCAAGAACAGTGGTTCTATTTGATGACACTGGGAGGAATCAGAATTGTTTGAGTTTTTATCCGTGGTGTGCATGGTGTGCATCGTGATCTGTACCGCCCTCGCTGTGGCGGAATTTATGGAAAAGAGGCGGAAGAAGTGAAGTACATTGAGGATAGACGCTCTCTGGTGGAGCGAAACCACGACGCTAGAGAATATTGCTATCAGTGCCGCCGGGAGCGTGAGGCACGTATAAACCGCATTGTTAGGCGGTGCCTGGTGGTGTCCGGCATGATCTTTATGTGCTCCCTGCTGGCAGGATTTATGTTTTGAGGAGGTAATCAGATGACACTGTATGAAATCGACAGCGCCATCCAGGCGCTAGTAGACCCTGAAAGTGGGGAATTGATGGACTATGATGCGTTCGCCGCCCTCCAAATGGAGCGGGAAGTAAAGTTGGAGAATATGGCCCTGTGGATCAAAAACCTGACTGCTGACGCAAAGGCCATCAAGGAGGAAGAAGTAGTTCTGAAGGAGCGTCGGCAGCGGACAGAGGCAAAGGCGGCCAGACTGAAAGACTATTTGCGTGAGGCTCTTTGTGGCGAGAAGTTTCAGACTGCCCGGTGTTCCATCAGCTACCGGAAGTCTACTGCCCTGGAAGTAGAGGATACCACCTCGTTGGCGGAATGGCTGGACAGTAATGGACACCCTGACATGGTGGTATATGCGGCTCCCTCGGTGGACAAGCGGGCTGTTACTGACCTACTTAAAGGAGGAGTTGATATCCCAGGGGCTGTGCTTGTGGAACGGACCAATATGCAGGTAAGGTGAGAAGATGGACAACATGGAAATTTTCAATTCCGTGCGGACAGTCCCTGAGTCTGCGAAAAAGCAAATCAATGGCGGACGGCTCAACGGTTTTACAGACATAAACCCCATGTGGCGCATCCAGTGCCTCACGGAGCGGTTCGGACCTTGTGGGATAGGCTGGAAGTACACCATCGAGCGCGAGTGGATGGAGCGGGGCGCAAACGATGAAGTGTCCGCTTTTATGGACATCATGCTCTACTACAAACAAAACGGTGAGTGGTCGGATGGAATACCAGGCACTGGCGGCTCCTCTTTCATCGCAAAGGAGCGCAACGGTCTGTATACCTCCGATGAGTGCTATAAGATGGCGCTTACTGATGCCATCGGGGTGGCGGCAAAGGCCCTCGGCATGGGTGCGGATGTCTACTGGGCCGCCGGCCGGAGCAAGTACGACACCATTCCAGTGTGCGCTTTATGCGGTAAAAGTATCAAAGGAATCCGAAAACAGGATGGGACAATCATTTCAGCATCTGATGCAGCTAGGAAGTCCATTGAGGCATATGGGCGGCCGATCTGTATCGACTGTGCCAGGAAGGAGCAGGATAGGGCCAATACCATGAATGAGGCTGTCCTGGAGGCCAGACACGGCGACGCAGGTGACCGCAGATGAGAGACAACCTGATGGACGAGCTGTGGCAGAAGTTCAAGATGCTGGATGCCGCCATTAAGGAGCTAAGGAGCCGAGGCTCCGCCTATGCCCAGGCGGAGCAGGACTATCGGGTAGAGCTGGCAAAATGCATCCTGCTGGAGCGGGATAAGGGAACACCTGTAACTATCATCTCTGACGTATGTCGGGGAGACCGTACCATCGCCGGTCTTAAATTCAACCGGGACGTTGCGGATGTAGTCTATAAATCAGCTTTGGAGGCTGTAAACGGATATAAGCTCCAGATTCGCATTCTGGACGCACAGATAGAAAGGGAGTGGGGCCATGCACCGGCAGACTAAAATGACGGACATCCCGGCCCGTGTCAAGGCCGCTGTGGCCGCGCGGGACTGCACCCACGGCCCCGCCACCTGTATCCTCTGCGGCGCTCCGGGAGGCCCCCACTGTCATGTGGTGCGCCGCTCCCCGGGCGGCATGGGGGTGGTGGAGAACATTGTTACCCTGTGCGGCCCCTGCCACTACGCTTTCGACGAGGGGCTGTTTATGGACCGTCTGCGGCCTCTGGGGTTCCATTCCCAGGCGGACATCAGGGCATACATCGTCAACTATCTCAGAGGCTTTTATCCTGACTGGAGCGAGGAGAAAGTGAGGTATCACAAATGGGACAGTGTGAGCGAGTCCTCCAGTACATAAAGGATTTTGGTTCTATCAACCCGGCACAGGCATTTTTGGATCTGGGTTGCTACCGACTGGGAGCGAGGATATATGACCTCAGGCATAAGCATGGGTATTCAATCAAGAAAACAACTGTCAGCGCAAAGAACCGATACGGCGAGGCAGTGAGCTACGCCGAATACAGATTGGAGGATAACAATGCTGAATAAAATCGTGCTGCAAGGAAGACTCTCGAAAAATCCGGAGCTTCGCCACACTCAGGGAGGAAATCCCGTGGCCTCCTTCCGCCTGGCGGTGGATCGGGACTTTAAGGACAAGCAGACTGGCGAGAAAGCCACCGACTGGATAGACGTGGTGGCCTGGCGGAACACAGCGGAGTTTGTCAGCCGATATTTTACTAAGGGACGTATGGCTGTTGTGGAGGGCCGGCTCCAGATGCGTGACTGGACGGACAAGGACGGCAACAAGCGCACCAGCGCTGAGGTGGTAGCCGACCATATCTACTTCGGGGACTCTCAGCGGAGCGGGGACACCTCCAACACCAGCGGGGACTACGGAGCGCCGGAGCCCCAGCAGGACGGCTTTTCTGAACTGGCCGACGATGACGGCAAACTCCCGTTTTAAGGGGATGAGATAAGATGGCAAAGAACAAAGCCCCCGCCGTTTTGTTCTATACATCCGATTTCCTGGGCGGGGCGGCTCTGATGAATATGAAGGAGCGTGGCCAGTACATCACCCTTCTGTGCCTCCAGAGGGAGCGGGGGCACATGACGGAGGGGGAGGTAGCCCGTGCGGTCGGGAGGCTGTCTGAGGAGGTCCGGGGGAAGTTCGAGACGGACGAGGACGGCAAGCTGTTCAACCGCCGAATGGAGGAGGAGATCAAAAAAAGGGAGGCTCACTCTCAACGGCAAAGAGAGAATGTGGCAAAGCGGTGGAATAAACAAAAGGATGACGATGGTATGTCCAGTGGTAATACCATGGTATTACCTTTAGGAAATGGAACATCATCATCGTATATAGATAACTTATCGTTAGAACAGGAAACATCCTCCGCACGCACGCGCGAAGCCATCGCCACCGTCATGTCTGCGTACCTGGATAAAATCAACGCCAATCCGTCACAACAGAGCCTTGATGAGCTAAAGGGCTATGTGGAGCAGATGGGGCCGGAGTGCTGTCAAAGGGCGTTTGATATTGCCCTGGATGAGAAAAAAACGTCCTGGTCATATATCCGGGCGATCCTGCGAAACAAGCTGGCTCAAGGCGTTCGATGTTTAGCCGATTGGGACGCGGTGGAAGACAAGCGGAAGGGGGACGGAGAGGATGATTACTGGGCCAAATGACGCCCTGTTGTTCCGTCCTGAGTTCATAGACCCATCCCAGCCCACGGGGCTTTGGTGGGTACGGAACGCGGAGGACGTGGACGCAGTGAGGATCAACGCGGTGTGCAAATCGCTGACAGCACCCTGGTCTGAGGTCAACGGATGGACGGAGTGGCTGGCTCAGTTCCCGTATATCCTGCTGGCGATCCCACCTGGTGCCGCACAGGATGAGGCGGCGGAGCAGTTGACCGCGCGAGTGCCCATCCCGGTGATGGTACCAGCGCCACGTGACTTCCTGGGGTGCGAGACGGTGTGGTCATTGCGGGAGGAGGGCGGCCTGAAAGCCATTGACCGGCTGTTGCTCAACGCGGAGGAGCTGCCCACTCAAGGATTGCTCAACCTGGCGGATGTGGACACAACACAGCGGAAAAACGCCAAGCGGGTGGTGTCCGGTATCCCTGACCTGGACCGGGCCATTGGAGGCTTTGTAGGCGGAGAGCTGTCCGTCTGGACCGGAAAGCGTGGGGAGGGCAAGAGCACAATTCTGGGACAGATATTGTTAGACGCGGTGAACCAAAGCCATTGCGTCTGCGCCTACTCTGGGGAGCTTCCAAAGGAGCAGTTTAAACTTGGGCTGCTCCAGCAGGCGGCGGGTTATCTCCACACCCGGCGGCGGGAGGACCAACGGACGGGCCGAGTTATGTACGATGTTGAGGATCGGGTTATACCAGCAATCAACGAGTGGTGGGACAAGATGCTGTTTTTAACGGACATTCAGCAGAAGAATGCCCATGACGAGGACAACATTCTCAAACTTTTCGAGTATGCCAACCGGAGGTATGGGTGTGACACGTTTCTTGTAGATAACATCATGACGGCTGAACTAAAGAACGAGCAGCAAATTGGATTTTGGAGGGCGCAGTCCTCATTTGCCGGGAGGCTGGTGGCGTTTTCAAAGCGGCTGGATGTCCATGTGCATCTGGTGGCGCATCCCAGGAAAACGGACGGCCCGATTGAAGCGGACGATGTAGGTGGGAGCGCGGATATTACAAACCGGGCTGACAACGTGTTCAAGGTCGAGCGGGTACCGGAGGAGAAGGTGCGGGAGGTGGGATATTCTACACTCCTGACCGTGCTGAAGAATAGAGAGTTTGGAGCGAGGGATCGGGTGCGGCTTGATTACAACGAAGCGTCTAAGCGGTTCTACCAGGCTGATGGAAGCCCGTCAAAATGTTACACATGGGAGTTGAAGATGAAGAATGGATAGGGCGCGAATAATGGAGCTGATAGAGGGAGAGATCAGACGGAGAGAGGCGCTGATTCAAGCCGGGACATTCTTCGCGGAAGACCATCGGGAAGTTGCGCAGGCGCTTCGAATTGTGTTGGAGGCATACAAGGCCCCGCCAGCAGTGGAAAATATCGTTATAGCCCAAGAGCCACTGCGTGAAAAGTGGTGGAGGAAAACATGCGGCTGATCATCCCGTTTTCTCTGCCTGGTCTCAACGAGTACATAGAAGCGGAACGGGGCCACCGGCAGAAGGGGGCAAAACTGAAACGGGATTGCCAGACATCGGTAATCATAGCTCTTAGACGTCAAATCAGAACGCCTTTGCGGGAGCCTGTGTTTATGCGATACCTCTGGGTGGAAAAAAACCGGAGGCGGGACAAGGACAACATCTCCAGCTTTGGCCGGAAGGTTATCCAGGACGCCTTAGTGAAGATGGGCGTTCTGAGGAATGACGGCTGGGAGAATATCGAAGGATTTTCTGACAACTTCGCTGTGGACAAGGGAAAGCCAAGGATAGAGATCGAGATCGAGGAACCAGGAAAAAAACCATAGGAGGAGATATCGTGAAGGATGAGAAGGCCGCCCTGCTGGACAACAAAGAGGCGGCGAAGCTATGAGGGTGTTGGTAGCCTGTGAAGAGTCTCAGGAGGTATGCAAAGCGTTCCGGGCGCTGGGCCATGAGGCGTACAGCTGCGACATAGAGCCCTGTTCGGGAGGGCATTCTGAGTGGCATATACAACAAAATGTTCTTCCCTTGATTGATGGGACTTGTGCCTTCAGAACGGGAGATGGGGCAGCGCACCACATTGAAGGCCTTTGGGATTTATTGATTGCGCATCCTCCATGTCAGAAGCTCTCTAATGCTGGAGCTGTAAATATGGGGCGAAAAGATAGTATTTGTAAAACACAAGAATGGAGAGAGAAATTCCTTAATGACCGATGTGACGCCGCAATATTTTTTATGACATTTTTGACCGCAAATTGTGGGAAGATTTGTGTGGAAAATCCTGACGGATACATGAACACACACTATAGGCCTCCTACACAGCACATTGAGCCATACATGTTTGGGGATGCATGGAAGAAAAAAACAGGTCTATGGCTCAAAGGGCTTCCCCAATTAAAGCCAACCAATGTTGTTATGCCGCGCGGGAAATGGGTGCAGCAGAACAAAAAGGGGAAAATTGCGAAATCAGAGGCATGGGAGGTTGTTGGAGTCAGGAACGCAAAAATGAGGGCAAAAACTTTCCCTGGCATAGCTCAGGCCATGGCAGAACAATGGGGAGGTATATGTGATGGATGACATCAAGCTCGCCCTCCTGGGCGACAAGGAAACCGCCCGTAGGCTGACGGATGCGGGGGCGCTGCTGCCGTGCCCGATGTGCAAGGGCGATGAGATTTTAGTGCGAAGCGTAAGCGGCGCATTTGACAGCGGGAAAATAAGTACGAAAAAGTATACACAATGCCGTAGTTGTTTCTTGCAAACAACGTTTTACAACACTGAAAAAGAAACCCGCCTCGCCTGGAACACCCGCACGCCGATTCTGAGCGCGGAGGAGATGGAGATGCTGGAGGGGATGGAATGATTAGCTGCAAAAAGGCTATGGAAGCTGCTCAGACCATTGTTGACTACTGCAAAGGACAAACATCCTGCCAGAACTGTATTTTTCGGATGCATGGAGCGGATCATTGGAAATGCCATATAGATGCGTTTGTTTTGCGGGATGTAATAGCAAACATTGCAGCAAAGCGGAAAAATAATGGATATTTGTGAGAGGATGGAGGCGCTGCATGAGATTACTGAGTGACATAGCGTGGATTATTCTTCTGACCATTACGCCGTGGTGGCTATTCGAGAGGTTACTATTGTCCGACTGTGAGCGGGCTGTGTGCAAGAGATTGGAGGCGCTGCAGGGTGAGTAGGATTCTGGTTGCAGTTCTTGCTTTAGTTGTTGGATATGCAATAAGTTGGGCTATTATAGTCGGCATTATCAAGCTGATTACAATGTGCTTTTCCATCGGGTTTTCTTTGCCCGTTGCCACTGGGATATGGTTGATCCTGTGCCTGCTGAAATTGGTTTTTCATAAGTCGGAAGGGAGGCACTGAACGATGGCAAGGGCAATTAAGCAAGGGCAGCATATTTTTATAGCGTTTCAAGATGGGGAAGCCGTTCTGGATAGTCAACTTCGTCCCAGAATGTACAAAAGCAGGGAGCAGTTTGAGAAATCATTCCCTGCATGGCGAGATGGCAAAGCGGAGCTCGTTGAGTATGCGCCCACCCTCACCCCGCCGAACGAGTGGGTGAGCGTGAATAAGAGGTTACCAGAGAAGCGAAAAGATGTGCTGGTACACTATGGGAATGGCCGCATTGGCATTGACTGGATTGATAGCACTCAATGCTTTGTGTTTGATGAGCTCTATGGGCGAGTCACCCATTGGCTACCAATCCCGGAACTGCCTGACCGCCGCCCGCCAGAGGGAGAGGACGGTGATGCCAACCATGCCTGAGCATATTTTGAGCCTCAGCTATGGTTAGCTGACAAGGATTCGTTGGCTTGTCTGGGAGCGATTGAGGAACTTGGATGGCCACTTGACCGGATCGTGCATGCCGAAGTTTGGGCCACAGACACCATCCCTGCCGACCTGCCGCCGATGGTGGAGTTTAAGTCCAAGGCCGACAAGATCGTCAAGGAGCGGTGGGGAATCGAGGTGGAGCACGTTAGGGCGAAGCGCTGTTATCAGGACTTGTTCTACATGATTTGTGAGGGCGACGGAGAGCGCGGCGGGAAAATATACGGCTGGCCCTATCAGAGAGGGCCTTGGTGTAATAGCCGTCTAAAGCAACACGTTCTAGGGCGGCTCCTGAGAGACGCCGTCCAGTACATCGGCATCGCCGCAGACGAACCGAATAGGTTCCATAGCCTGTCTGACAAAAAGAAAAGTCCTCTGGTGGAGGCAGGATGGACAGAGACGGATTGCCGCCGATGGTGTGAAGAGAACGATTTGCTATCCCCAATCTACACCACCGCTACCCGTGGAGGATGCTGGTTCTGCCACAATCAGAGTGTAGGACAGCTCAGGATTCTTCGGAAGAGCTACCCGGATTTGTGGGCACTGATGCTGAAATGGGACAGCGATAGCCCCGTGACGTTCAAGGCGGACGGACATACAGTTCACGACTTTGACAGGCGCTTCCAACTGGAGGATGAGGGGATGATCTATGTGGATGATAAAGTTTTCCGCTGGTCAATGCTGGACGACGAACTAAACTACCGGCTGTTTTAGCCGGAGGGAGAGGAGGACGCCTGATGGACATTGAGAAGCTGATTGAGCAGTTGAAAGGGATTTCTAACGGGCTTGTGGAAGATGAATTTCCAAAATGTGCAAACGCTGTGAGGCAGGCCGCCACCGCCCTCTCCACGCTCCAGGCCGAAAACAAGAAGCTACGGGACGAGGTGGAACAAGTGAAGCGGGAGAGGGATGTTGCAATAGAGCAACTGCACGGCCATTGTCCAGCTTGCGCTCACTACACGCCAAATCATAATGAGGGGCTATGCCGATTTTGTTGTTTTGAGGTCGCACGGAACACAAATGTAGAGATTAACGACAACTGGGAATGGCGCGGCCAGAAGGAGGACTGACATGGAACGGTTGACTGTAAAAACCGGCGTTTATCAGAATGGGAAGCATGAAATAATTGCAGGGATGAAGTGTGGCATGGAGTTGAATGACATTTTTGACCGTCTCGCCGCCATCGAGGACATTCTCTGCGACGGCACAGGCGAATACGACCTTGACCGCCTGCGCGTGCTGTGCAACCAGCGCATGACCATGCGGGACGAGGTTTCGCAGCGATTCAGCTTGACAGCTAAGATTTCGTTGGACAGGCTGAGGGAGATAGCCGAGGCCGAACGGGAGGGGCTGTGCGTGGTGCTGCCCGTAAAATTACATGATAAGCTCTATTATGTAGATAAAGAGCAGGTGCGGGAAACGGAAGTTGAGTCTATCCACAATTGGACAAGTGGATGCTGGAAACTATCGACACATACAGACAGGAAATCCACTCACTGGATAGGTTACGAGGTAGATTTTAACGGAATCGGGAAAACCGTCTTTCTCACTCGTGCCGAGGCCGAGGCCGCACTACGGAGGGAGCAGGGATGAACATCGGGGATAAGGTAGTCTGTGTGCTGAGTGGAGTATGTGGGGTTATAGTTAAAATTTATACCCCTACTGCCAGCGCACCACAAATTATGGTTAGAACAGGAGACGGCAGGCTATATCATGCCCCATACAATACATGGAGGAAACAGGAATGAAGGAGTACATCGAGAGGACGGCAATTTTAAAAAGCCTTGGGTATGATGAAAAAAGGCGAGCTGATGTTCTTCCTGGGTCAACGTTGATATTGTGCTGAAAGAGCCCACCGCCGACGTTGCGGAGGTGGTGTACTGCCAAAACTGCAAGTACCGCATCTATAAAGATATGGGCGATGATATTGGCATGATCGGAGGGTGCCAGGTGTGGGGCGTGGCTCTCCCTGGGGATTTCTATTGCGCCCATGGCGCTCACGTGGACAAGGAGGACGAGCATGAGGCTGGGTGATGTAGACAAACTGCTTTACCATAAGAGAAAGGTTATGTTTTTTGGATTGGGCCCAGATGATGAGTGCTGGGGGTTCGCTGTGCCTGTGGAAGAAATTGATAAGGCTCCCACCATCGACGCCGTTCCTGTGGTCAGGTGCGCCCGATGCAGGCACGGAGAAGCATTCAAAACCTTCCCCGGCGGGATATTCTGCCCATACATCAAGGATACGGTCCCACCAGATGGATATTGCTACATGGGGGAGGAAAACCCCCATGACTAAGTGCTGCGCCACCTGCGCCTGGTACGAGGACTTCCAGGGCGTGTGCTTCAACGGGGATTCGCCGTATTGCGCCGACTTCACGGAGCCGGATCAGCGGTGCAGGGAGTGGGAAAGGAAGGAAGAAGATTATGTTAAAAAATAATCGCCCATTTACAAACGAAAATGGATTTATTGATGCAGGCTTGATAACAGATAAGGACCCAGAAGAAATGGAAGAGGTTTTCAAATGGATACACGAAAAACTAATACCAAGAAAGACCCACTTGACTGGGAGAAGCAGTTATGGAATAAAGCACATCTTAGAGAGAGACACTGGGATTTATTTAACAAACAATGAATTCAAGGACGCAATGTTACTATGCGGTTATTCTCCGGTTGACCCAAACGAATTGAATTGGGAATATTGCATTAGCAAAAAGTCACCAGCATTTGCTTCTAGGAAAGGTGTGTGAGGACTACGATGGAGTTTCGAAACCTTGAGACGGAGGAAGTGTTATCCATTTCAGATGCAGTAGACCATTACTGCAAGCAACGATGGTGTGATAACTGTGCTCTTAGAGAGCCGGTAGGAGACCCTGACAAAGTATGTGCAGATTGGGCAGAATACCACCCCCACGAAGCCGCCCGCCTGATGGGGTTCGAGGTGGTGGAGGATGATTGCGTGGAGCCACGAAAACATAAGGAGGAGGCCAACATGGACAAACAGACGAGCGAGTCTCAAGAACCGTTTTTTGCATTTCTGCGCCTTTTCAAACGTGAACTTGAGAATACATTCGGCGACGTGGAGACTGAGGGAAAATGGTACGATCTCAGCGGTACAAGCGGATGGGCCAAAGCATTAAAAACGGCCTCAGAAGCAAAAATGCCGGAAATCTGGGCCTTGTGGGACAAGCTGGATTGGTGGGCCTCCGATTTGCTGGACTGCTGGCTCGTTGACTGCGCTAAGTATATGGATTTGTGTAAGGAGGAAGACATGGACAAGCAGAAGCCCTACATCTGCCAGCGGTTAGGGGTAGAAGTCGGAGAGCGCTTCAAAATCAAGCACTACTCAGACAAAATCGAGTTTTGGATATTGGAGAATGGTACATACCAGACAGAGCCACCCAACAAAGCAAATTCCAGCGTTGCGCTTTTGATTTCACTAGACCACCCCGACCGCATCATCCGCAAGCCACGCTTCACCCAGCAGGAGGTGGAAAGGGCGAAGGCTATCAAGACACTGTGGCCATGTGCAAAAGCGATTGTGAAAGCCGAATCTGGGGCCATTTCTGTTGTTGGTGCGACGATAGAGCTAAACGTAGACCATTTCCCCTCCCTCCACCCTGGCAAAACCGTCACCCTTGACGAGATCATAGGAGGTGCCAAATGACCAGAGAAATCCTTTTCAAAGCCAAGCGGCTGAGTGATGGTGCATGGGTGGAAGGTTATCTATACCGACTCCATGATAGCTTAAATCCCTTTATTATGTTCAGAAATCGGCATGGTGAAGCTTACGAGGTTGACCCCTCCACGGTTTGTCAGTACACCGGACTGACCGACAAGAACGGGAAGAAGATTTTTGAGGGGGATATCATCCGTTGGACTAACTGGAAGGACGAGCAAAAGGAAGCCCCCGTATGCTATGACCCAGAGTGGAATAGATTTTGCGTTTGGCTGAATGGCGCTGAAAGTATGGGCGTAAACAAGCACCTTTCAACAAGCGGAATTGAGATCGTTGGCTCCATCCACGACGGGGAGGGCGGACATTGAAGCCAAATGCTTTGATATCCAAGATAGAGGCCAAATATAACGCCCTTTTCCATCTGAAAATGGACATGCTGATGCAGATGGGACAAGATGCTGCCATGATTGCCGCTCACGAGGTCCTCCAGCTTGGCCCCGGTAGGTCTGAGGCTTTCTGGACCGCATACATAGAAGCCATGAACGGTATGGCACGGATGGTCTGTGAGGATCAGCAGGACGATGGTGAGTTCGTCTATGCCAAAGCAAAGATTGACGAGCAGATCAGGGCCATTGTTGGAGATGACCTGTTTAAACCCTGGGAGGAGAGATATGGTCGAAATCTGTGACAAACTGTGAATCCAAGGAAATAGGAAAGCGGAAAAAAAGAGTATCCTTTGACTGCCCTCTGGAACAGCAGGGATTATAAGGATGGTGGTAGGATGAACGAGTTTCCAGAGCGGCTAAGAAGGTTAAGGGAGTCTATGAGGCCGGTCAGGAGCATGACGGTTACATCACAGCTAATGGGCTTAAGCCCTGATGCATTACGAAAATATGAGAGAGGGGAAGTGGAGCCAAAAATGACAGCCCTAAAGCTGATTGCGGCATATTATCACATTAGCCTCGATGAACTCTGCAAAATGGAGGAAGAGTAAGCCCTAAACTTTCATAATCTCATAGAAAATATTGCGAATTCATAAAGTTTTATGAGTGAGCAGAAATATGTATGCGACAATGGGAGTGTGGGAGCGTATACACCTGCGCTCCCATTCGCTTCTTCTATTTCCTCCTCAACCCCGGCGCTTGCCGGGGTACATACGCCGCACGAGCGCATCAGCCCACACATCCGGGCCGGAGGGTCTCGCCCTCCATGCGGCAACATCGCCCTTTACGGGCATTAGACAATGTGCTCCAAAGGCCAAGGAGCTGACTGTGGAAAGACACTATACTGGCGAATCGGGGTCGCGTATCTTGCCAGTGAAATCACCAGCGGCCTGCCAGTAAGCCATAGCTGGCCGACTCCGGGTAGAATGGCAGCCTTTGAGAGTCAAAACCGCGCTATCCCGCTGAAAACTGCCGTGCGTACCATCCAGAGTTGTAGGTCAACTTTGGGCGCAGAAGGCGTGACAATCTAAGCGGGATGGCGCACATACGCCTCTCCTCGCCTCATGAGGCGGGCGGTGGCACCAGCGGCGCAAGGCCGAACAGAATTTCTTGGCGAAAGGCAAGTGAGCAAAGCCGAAAACTCACAACATACCCCGGAAGGGGTATATATGCCGTGCCTCGTTGCGGGAGATGGGGGCGGGACAGGAGAGAAATACATGGATTATAAATCAAGGCGCTGGAAGCGATTAAGAGAAAAGATATTGCGAAGAGACCGATATCTATGCAGAGAGAGCAGGAGATATGGGCGGATAGTAGAGGCAACAACAGCACACCATGTTTGGCCAGTGGAACAGTACCCAGAATACCAGTGGTGTGAGTGGAATCTGATTGCCCTATCAGGTGAGGAACATAATGCAATGCATGACAGAGAAACTGGAGAGTTAACTGATAAAGGTGAATATTGGAGAAGAAAGATTACCCCCCCACCCCCTACCCCCCTGGGGGAATCCCGCTAAGGGAT